GGGTGAACGCGGCGACCGGCTCATCTTCGACGACCCGCACTCGGTCGAGACGGCGGAGAGCGAGACCGAGCGCGGCAAGGTGACCCGGACGTTCCGGGAGAGCGTGCAGACCCGCCTGAACAACCCCTCGAAGTCGGCCATCGTGGTGATCATGCAGCGGCTGCACGAGGACGACGTGTCCGGCCTGATCCTGGCCCAGGACATGGGCTACGTGCACCTGATGCTGCCCATGCGGTTCGAGGCCGATCGGCGCTGCGAAACGCCGATCTTCACCGATCCGCGCACCTATGACGGCGAGCTGCTGTTCCCCGAGCGCTTTGACGCGGACGCCGTCGAGCGGCTCGAAGCGACCATGACCCAGTACGCGGTCGCCGGCCAGCTGCAGCAGCGCCCGGAGCCGCGCGGTGGCGGCATCATCAAACGGTCCTACTGGCGCTACTGGGACGATCAGGCGGCCGAGGAAGAGGGCGTCGAGCCCGGCAAGTTCCCGGCGCTCGACCATGTCATCGTCAGCTTCGACGGCGCCTACACCGAGAAGCAGGAGAACGACCCTTCGGCGTGCACCGTGTGGGGGCTGTGGCGGACCAGGAGGAGCCGGCCGCGCCTGATGCTCATGCACGCCTGGGCGAAGCGCCTGGAGTTCAACGACGCGGTGGTCGAGCTGGAGAAGGTGTGCAAGCGGTTTCGCTGCGACTTCCTGCTCATCGAGGCGAAGGCCTCGGGCATCAGCGTGGCGCAGGAGATCCGGCGGCGCAACGCCGACGCACCTTGGGCGACCCGGTTGATCGACCCCAAGAACAAGGACAAGGTCGCCCGCGCCTACGGCGTACAGGGCTTCTTCGAGAAGGGCATGATCTACACGCCCGACCGGGTGTGGAGCGATCTGGTCATCTCGCAGTGCGCCACGTTTCCTAAGGGAAAACACGACGATCTGGTCGACACGACGACACAGGCCCTGGCATTTGCCCGCGATACTGGCATGCTGCGGCTCGACACCGAAGTGCTCGCCGAGATCGAGGAGATGCGTAAGCACCGTCCGATCGATCGCCCCCTCTACGAGACATGAGACAGCCATGGCCGAAGACCAGGACGAGCGCGAGAAGTCCATCAAGATGGCGGTCGAGGTCGCGACGGCGAAGTTCATGGCGCAGGTCGAGAGCCTCGTCGACGCGATCGAGAAGCAGAAATTGGCTGGCATGGGCCTTGTTGCGGTCGATACGGACGGCAGTATTCTGGTCAATTTCGTCACGGTGCATCCGCTCATCACTCAGAACATCTACTGGGGCATGTCCTCGCTACTGGAAAAAGTCGAGGGCAAGATGCGCGAAGACGGTACGTGGATCGATAAATTCTACGAAACCGCCGAGGATGATGAAGCGTTGGGAGAAGAGGAAGAGGAAGCCGCTTCGCCGAAGCTGCAATAGGAGATCGATATGAGTGACGCCGCAGACCCGAAACTCGACGAAGACGCGCCGCTGGTGACGCCCGAGCCGGTTTCCGAACCAGTGCCGGCAGAGGCAACGGCGGAAGCGGCACCGGAGCCGGAGCCGGAGGCGGATGCCTCGGCTCCGGCCGAGGTGGCCGAAGAGACGACGCCCGAGGTGGTCGAGGACGAGGACGAGGGCGACGAGCCCGAGCCCGATGGCCCGATGCGCTATTTCCGCCTCGACGCCGCGATCGAGAAGACCACCGACCCGTCGCAGGCCGAAGCGTATCTGGGCGGCGGCTGGGCGGAGGTCGACGAGGACACCTACGTCAAGGTGCTCGCCGCGCAGGAGGCGGCCCGGCAGGTCGCGCTCGAACAGAAGTGCGAGGAAGACCGCAAGGCGGAAGAGTTCCGCCTGCAGAACGAGGCCGCGCAGATGCCGCCCGAGGCCCACGTCACGGACGAGATCGCCGATCTGCCGGCTAAGACGACCGCCGAACGGCTCGACCGCCTGGAGGCCATCGCGCGCAGTCAGGGGTATCCCGTATGAGCGAGTGGCAGAACCCGATCCAGCCGATCAACCTCGACGCCCTGCCGGTGGCCATGGCGCGGGCGCGGCGGTGCGGCATCAGTCCGATGATGCCGTGCCTCGGCGACGGCTGCATGGCCTGGGCGGTCCTGCAGCCGGGCCGGGCGCCGGACAACTCGGACCAGCTCGGCGGCTGCATCCACATGCTGGAGAAGTCGGCGCTGGTGCAGAGCAAGGTGCGCGAGCAGCTGCAGGCCGCGATCGGCGCATACCACATGGCCGTTGCGACCGGGCAGGTGCCGCCGCCCCCGCCTGTCGAAGCAGAGCTGCCTCCGACGAAGAACTAGCCGATAAACAGATAATCGGCTACTATACACAGGGGCGTCGCAGAGGCGCCCCTTCCATTTGAGCAACGCTGCCTTTTCGAATATAGTCGCGCGCACCTTCCCGTAGGATGCGCAGCATGGCAGGACTTCCCAGTCTCCGTCTGGTGGACACGCCGGGCAAGACGTATCCCGATACGGCCGAAGAAGAGCAGATCGACGTCATCCTGGATGGCGAGGACACTGGCGACGTCTTCTCCGTGCACATCGCCGACAATGGCGACGTCACCATCGGGCCGCCCGGCGGCGAGCGGAAGAGCAACAAGAGCGACAAGTTCGACGCCAATCTGGCGGACGAGATCGACGACGGGGTGCTCGGCCAGATCGGCGAGGAGCTGCTCGAAGGCATCCAGGCCGACGAGACGAGCCGGCGCGACTGGATGCAGCTGCGCGCCAAGGGCATCGAGATGCTCGGCCTGGAGATCAAGGCGGCGGCGACCGGAGGCAGCGCGGAGGGTGCGCCGCTCGAAGGCATGTCGCAGATCCGCCATCCGGGCCTCCTTGAAGCGGTGATCCAGTTCCAATCGAACGCGCGCTCCGAGCTGCTGCCCACGGACGGCCCGGTCAAGATTCGCATCGACGACCCGAACCAGTCGATCGAGATGAACCCGCTCGCGGACGATCTCGAACAGGCGATGAACGTCTACCTGACGGTGACCGACACCAGCTACTACGAGGACACCGACAAGCTGCTGTTCCGCCTGGGCTTCGCCGGGTCGGAGTTCAAGAAGGTCTACCACCACCCGCTGAAGCGCCGGCCGGTCGCCGAGAGCGTGGGCGCCGACAACCTGATCGTCTCGAACACCGCGACCGACCTGGACAGCGCGGCGCGCGTGACGCATCGCATCCCGGACATGAAGCGCTCGACCATGAAGCGCATGATGCTCGCGGGCGCCTACCGCGAGATCGAGTTGACCGCGCCCGACCAGATCACGACCGACACGGCGGTCGAGCAGAAGCAGGAGGAGGCCGGCCTCGTCACGCCCAAGACGAAGCGCCCGGAGGATCTCACCTACGAGGTGCTGGAGTGTTACACCGAGCTGGACATCCCCGGCTACGAGCACAAGGAGCGGGGCAAGGCGACCGGCCTGCCGCTGCCCTACAAGGTCACGATCGAGCGGTCCTCGCGCAAGGTGCTGGAGGTTCGGCGCAACTGGCACGAGGGTGACGAAACCTACACCGCGAAGCGGACCTTCGTGCATTACATCCTGGTGCCCGGCTTCGGCTTCTACGGGCTCGGCTTCCTGCACATCCTCGGCCAGATCAACGTCGCCATCACGGCGGCGTGGCGCGAGATGCTCGACGCTGGCATGTTCGCCAACTTCCCCGGCTTCCTCTACGCGGCCGGCGGCGCCCGGCAGAAGACCAACGTGTTCCGCGTGCCGCCCGGCGGCGGGCAGCCGGTCGAGACGAACGGCATGCCGATCAACGACGCGATCATGCCGCTCCCCTACAAGGAGCCCGGCCCGGCCATGATCCAGTTCATCCAGCACATCGAGGAGGTCGGCGCCCGGCTCGGCGGCACCGCCAACATCGAGGTCGGCGAGGGCAAGCAGGACGCCCCCGTGGGCACCACGATGGCGCTGATCGAGCAGGCTACCAAGCCGCTCGTCGCCATCCACAAGCGCCTCTACGCGGCCCAGGCGCGCGAGTTCCAGCTGCTGCGCGATCTCCTGCGCGAGGACCCGAAGGCGCTCTTCACCAACACCCGTGGGCTGCGCCGGACCTGGGACGAAGCGACCATCTTGAAGGCGCTCAACGACTACGACCTGACGCCGCAAGCCGACCCGAACACTGCGAGCCACATGCAGCGGCTGATGAAGGCGGTCGCGCTGAAGCAGCTGCAGGCGCAGTCGCCCGACCTCTACGACGCGAAGGCCGTCGACACGCTCGTGCTGCGCATGACCAACGTGGCGAAGCCGGAGGAGGTGTTCGCGAAGAATCCGCAGCCGGCGCCGGATCCGAAGCTGATCGAGGCCGAGGCGAAGATGAAGCTCGCCGAGGCCGGCGTCGCCGAGAAGCAGGCCAACGTCCAGCTGAAGCAGGTCGACATCCAGGCGAAGGGCCAGAAGGCGCAGGCGGACCTGCAGATCGGCCTCGCCAAGGTGCAGGGCGAGCAGGCGAAGAGCGGCCTCGCCCAGGTCAGGATGCAGGGCGAGGCGCAGAAGCACCAGATCGAGGGCGCCCGCCTGCAGCTCGAAGCGGCCGGCCTGGAGGAGACCAAGCGGCAGCACGACAACGAGATGATGCTCGCGCAGGCGGATCTCGCCGGCAAGCATGCGCTCCAGAAGGAGGCGCAGGACAACGAGGACGACCGCGAGCGCATCGCCATGGAGCTGGGCCGGGCCGACGTCGAGAAGGACTTCGCGCTCGCCGAGCACAAGGAGACCCAGGCGAACCGGCGCGAGGCCGCCAAGCTGGAGACCCAGAAGGAGGTCGCCGACGACAACAACAAGACCTCGCTGGAGATCGCGCGGATCGGCGCCAAGGCGAAGGCCAAGACCGCAGCGCAGACCACGAACCGGAAGAAATGATGCCCCGCTCGATCTTCGACATCGCTCTCGTCACCCTCGGCCTCGTGCTCGGCAGCTACGACGCCGCCCAGGGGCACAGCTGGTACGACACCGACTGCTGCGACACGCGCGACTGCCGGCCGGCGGAGGCCGCCGAAGTAACCGTGGTGCCGGACGGCTTCGACGTGCGCGTGGGCAAGCAGTTCCGCCATTTCGGCCGCACTGAGTTCCGGCAGAGCCGGGATGCGCGGTTCCATGTCTGCGTCAGCCCGGCGACGATCCGCTGCCTCTATGTGCCGGGTGGAGGTGTCTGATGGCTGACTTTGCCGGCTACAGGGTCGACGCTCTCTCGGATGAGGAACTCCTCGCCCGCGCGCTCGCGGTCGCCGGCAAGATGACGCCCGAGCGGATCGAGACGGCGCGCGACGCCGGCACGCCGGAAGAGATGGCCGCCTTCCCTGGCGGCGACCAGCTGGCGCGCTCGAACTACGGCAAGCTGCCCGGTGTGCGCGAAGCGATCGGCCTGGGCCGCATTGCGGCGGCCGGCGTGCGCGGCACGGCGGAGGCGGCGCGCCGCGTCGGCCGCACGATGGACCCGGTCGACAACCCCCGGCAGGCGACCGAGGACACGCTGGCGCTGGTCGGCCCGCTCGGCGTGGTCGGCGGCATCTCGGCGGGCATGGGCCGGATGATGCCGGACCAGCTCAACATGTTCCTGGGACCGAAGGCCGCGACGGCCGACCTGAAGGCGCTCGAACGCGCGAAGCGCATGTCGCTCGTCGGCGCGACAGAGACCGACATCCGCAACGCTACCGGCTGGCATAAGGGTGCCGACGGCGAATGGCGCTTCGAGGTGCCGGACGACAAGCTCAAGGTGAACGCGGCGACGGGGAGGCTCAGCCATCCCGAAGTCGAGGCCGCGTATCCCGGCATGCTGAAGAGCTTCAGCGTCAACGTTGGCGACGTCAACTATAAGCGTCCCGGCAACCTGGGTTACATGGACACGCCCAACCGCCAGATGGGCATCTTCTCGCCGGATCCTGCCGAGCGGCGCTCGATCGCGGCGCACGAGCTGCAGCACCTGATCCAGCACCACGAGGGCTGGTCGCCCGGCATGTCGGTGCAGAGCCCGGAGATCGGTCTCCGGCTGATGGAGCCCGGCTTGCGGGCGCGTAAGGTCGACGCGAAGCTGAAGGCGGCCGAAGGCATCAGCCGCTTCGACGATAGCTTCATCGAGCCCTACTTCTCGGCCAACATGCGCGACCGCCTGGGCGTCGAGTGGGGTGACCTGTCACGGGCCGAACAAGCGGCGTTCCGCAACAAGATCATGAAGGCGGCCGGGGATCAGATCCCGCAGCACCACATCGACAACTACTGGAAGAACCGCGACATCATAGCTGACGGCGAGACGAGCCCGTTCAGCCATTACGGCCAGTACCGGCGCGAGGCGGGCGAGGTCGAGGCGCGCAACGTCCAGGATCGTTTGAACTTGACGCCGAGGCAGAGGGAGCAGATCCACCCTCGGACGACCGAAGATATCCCGCGAGACGAACAGTGGGTCGCGAAGCGGGCGCCGCAATATGCCTGGAACGAGCTGCCGGACGCGGAAGCCGTTAGCCGGGCATTGGACGTCGCCGCTCGCCCGCCCGTTGAGAGCCTCGTCTACCGTGCCGGCGACGAGCTGTCGCCGGAGGGCTCGGGATATGTGGCTGCGCCGGGCAAGCCGTCCGTTGTGACAATCCCCGGCTATGGCAAGGTGGAGGCGCGGCCTGTCCAGCCGCTTCTCGACGCTGCCGAAGCCTACATGCGCTCGGTTGGACGACCGGGTGAGCATGACGTTCTCGCCTTCCCGAAACTCGATGAGGACCGGGCTGGACGGATCGCCGAAGCCTACGCACGCATGGCCCACGACCCGACCGACCCCAAGGTCGCGAAGGCCTATGCGGCGATGGCGGACGAGACCATGGCACAGTACCGCGCGCTGCGGGACCAGGGGCTCGACTTCCATTTCCTGCGTGACGGCGAGGCGGATCCCTACGCCCGGTCCCCGTCTCTCGGCTACCCCGACATCATCAAGAACGGCCGCCTGACGGTGTTCCCGACCGAGCAGGGCTTCGGCTCGAACGAGCTGTTCGACCCGAGCGCCAATCCCCTCCTGAAGAAAGTCGGTCGCGTCGGCGACCTGGAGGATGCCACGGTCAACGACGCCTTCCGCGCGGTGCACGATGCCTACGGCCACTTCGGCCCCGGCAACCCGTTCTTCCGGGCGCCGGGCGAGGAGCGGGCCTGGGTCGCACACTCGCGCATGTATTCGCCCGAGGCGATCCCGGCCATGACGTCCGAGACGCGCGGGCAGAACAGCTGGCTGAACTTCGGCCCGCACCGCGAGCACAACAAGACGGCGCTCGGCGCCGACACCATCTTCGCTGACCAGAAGACGGGCATCATGGACGACTGGACCTGGGCGCTCGATCCAGACGCCCTCTACCCGCGCCGCGCGAGCGGCGGCCGGGTCAACGGCGCTGTCGCGGCGCTCGCCGAGCCGGCCGAGATCGACCACCCCGTCGCGCGAGCGATGAAGGTGGTCTACGACGACCACCCGGCGCGCATCCCGCAGCGACTGCCGACCGGCAAGCGCGCGACCGAGGACCCCCTGGGCGACCTCACCATCGACCGCGAGGCGCTGGAGAAGACGCCCGAGCTGTTCGAACAGAACGTGGGCCTGACCCGCGCCTATCCGAACATCACGAAGCAGGAGGCGCGCTACGGCTCGAAGCGTATGGCCGACACCTTCGTCGAGCACGTCAAGAACAACCTGCTCTGGCTGCACGACCAGTACGCGCCCGAGCTGCGCGATCGGGCGAAGCTCTGGTATGTCGGCGCCAACAAGATCGCCACCGACTGGGCCGAGGAATACGGCCACCCGGTCGCCTCGGTGGCCGGCGTGCTCGCCGCGCTGTCGCCCCAGAAGGACTGGTTCATGAATGTCTCGCTCGCGCGCCGCGTGCTCGACACCCATGCCCAGCACCAGGACACGGTGACGACGCCCGAGATGACGGCCGCCCTAGAGCGCGTGTTCCCGGCGGCGAAGTATCCCGAGCTGCACGGCCTGCTGCTCGGCAAGCGGCTCGGCGAGCTGAAGGACCCGGCCGAGAAGGCGGCCTGGATCCGGCTCTACGACGAAGCGCATAACGATCGCTCGCACCAGATCGTCACGCCGGAGGGCGGCTTCGGCGACCTCGCGCGTAGCATGGACGGCACGCCCAAGGGCACCGGCTGGGGCTCGATCCCGGAGATCGCGAAGGCGGTCGGCGCGATCGAGAGCGGCGGCGACCGCGCCAAGCTGTCGAAGCTGATGGGAGAGAGGCACAAGGTCCGCAACTTCTACAACAACATCCTGTCACCGTACTCGTCGAAGGGCGACGTCACGATCGACACGCACGCCGTCGCGGCTGGGCTGTTGCGCCCGCTAGCGGGTGCGAGCCTGGAGGTGGCGCACAACTTCGGCAGCTACGCCGGCAAGGGGCTGCCCCAGGCGGGCGGATCCGCCATCACAGGCGTGCAGGGGCTCTATCCGCTTTACGCGGAGGCCTACCGGCGCGCCGCCAAGGAGCGGGGCATCCTGCCGCGCGAGATGCAGTCGATCACCTGGGAAGCGGTGCGCGGGCTGTTCCCTGGCGAAAGCAAGAAGGGGATGGTCGACGGCGTCAACCAAATCTGGCAGAAGTATCGCAACGGCGAGCTGTCGTTGGACGACGCAAGGAAACAGGTGCATGACTACGCGGGCGGTATCAGGAAACCCGACTGGGCCGGATCCGGTGTCAAAGTTGCTGGAGAAGGCCAAGATCCCGCGCACGCGGGAGAACTGGATCAAGCTGGCCTACATGGGCTCGCCCCCGGCGGATTGGGGGATCGAGCACGAGATGGAGCTGCCGGCGGACCTTCGCCGCAAGATCCACTCCTGACCAACTATCTCGTCGGCCGCGCGCGCGGCGGGCGGCTGAAGTCGATCGGAGCCATGGCGACGCGCTGGAGCCCTCGGCCCGCACTCATGCCCGACGTGGATCGGGACCCTGTGGGTAACGCGCTCGCGACGCTCCGGCGCCGGACGAGCATCTGAAGGAGAAGCAGCATGGCCAATCCGTTCAAGTCGAAGGCCGAGGCCTCCCAGGCCGCCAAGAAGTCGGCCATGGGCGTCAACGACAAGAAGACGATCTATCCCGGCGTGCAGACCGTCAACCAGACATGCGAGGGCTCCGGGCAGACCTCGGAGACGCAGCGGGTGCCGACGCGCAAGACCGGCGGTCGCGTCGGCGGCGACGGCGACATGGACTGCGACGACGGACCACGAGCCAAGAAGCGGCTCGATCGGCCCGGCGCCTATGCGCGCGGCGGCGCGGTGAAGAAGGGCGGCACGACCGTCAACGTCGTCGTGGCCGGCGGGGCCGGCGCCCAGCCGCCCGCGCCGCCCATGCTGCCGCCCCCGGACATGGGTCCGCCGCCCGGCGGCCCGCCCATGCCGCCGCCCGGCCCGATGCCGATGGGTCCGCCTCCGGGCATGCCCATGCGCGCCCACGGCGGGCGTGTCGGCAAGAAGGTCTCCCCGCAGGGCAAGGCGGGCGCCGGCTCCGGCGTCGGCCGCCTCAACAAGGCGAAGGCGGAAAAGTGTGATTGACGGTTTTGCCTCGGCCTATCGCTCCAGGCTGGAGAAGCGGCTCGAAGACATGATCGGGAACCAGCGGGCGGCGGTTTCGACCGGCGCCTGCAAGACGTTTGAGGACTACAAGGATAAGTGTGGTTACATCCGCGCGCTGACGGATGTCCACAATATACTCGACGAGATCGCGCAAGAACTCGTCAAGGAAAGGTGACCTATGCCTGCTATTCAGATGCGACACGATGTCGATCCGAAAAGGGAAATCCTCGATAAGGTCGGAGACCTCTCGGAAATTCAGGTGATGAACGCTAACGTCCTGGTCGGGATCTACATCCGGCCCCAGATGACCAAGGGCGGCATCATCGTGCACACCGCGCAGAAGGAAGACCAATACCAGGGCAAGGTCGGGCTCGTGCTCGGCATCGGCCCGCTCGCCTTCCAGGACGACGCGACCAACAAGTTCGCCGGGCAGCAGCTCCAGGTGGGCGATTGGGTCGCCTTCCGCACCAACGACGGCGACGCGCTCGACGTCAACGGCCAGCGGTGTCGGCTCCTCCAGGACACGACCGTGCGCATGAAGCTCGCACGTCCCGACAGCATCTGGTGAGGAGCGCGCCATGAGCGACGACATCGAACTTCTGATCGACGACCCGACCGACGACACCGTCCGGGTCGAGAAGCCGGCCGCCAAGGCCGAGGAGAAGCCGGAGGCGAAGCAGCCCGAGAGGGGCTCCGACGTCGACGAGGGCATCCTCACGCTGAAGCAGCAGCTCGCCCGGTCGCAGCAGCGCGAGCGCCAGCTCGAACAGCAGGCCGCCCAGGCGACGCAGAAGGCGCAGGCCGCCGAGGCCTATGCCGGCAACACCCAGTATCAGGCGATCACCAATGCCCTGACGCAGAACCAGGAGCGCATGGCCCTCCTGAAGAGCGAGCTGAAGGCCGCGCACTCGATCGGCGACAGCGACCGCATCGCCGACCTCACCGAGGCGATGACCGACACGAAGGCGAACATCCGCGACCTCGAACGCGGCAAGGAGTACATCGAGCAGCGGACGCGGCAGCCCGAGCGGCGCGAGCAGCCCCGCACCCCGGAGCCCGAGGAAGACGACGGCCTGTCGCCGGCCGCACGCTCGTGGATCGCCAAGAACCCCGAGGTGCAGACTGACCCGAAGGCGAATGCGCGGATGATGGCCGGCCACTGGTCGGCGCTCGCCGCCGGCCTGGAGGCGGACACCCCGGAATATTTCGCGCACATCGACAAGGCCATGGGCAAGGCGGACGCGCGGCCGGCCGAGCGCGAGCGCGAGCCGCAGGAGGAGCGCCCGGTGGCGCGCTATGCCGCGCCGGTCGAGCGCGACACCGGCCCGCGCAAGGTGCAGTTCCGCATGACGCCCGAGATGAAGGAAGCGGCCGAGATGGCCGGCATGTCGCACGAGGAGTACGCCAAGCAGTACATCCGCGTGCACGGCATTAAGTGAAGGATATCAACACCATGTCCAACATCCGCCGGTCGATCCGCGACGAGCTGCGCGACGAACCCGCCCATGAAGGTCCCCGCCTGACGCGCAAGCGCACGGGCACGATCGACCGTTTCCACGTCCCGGAAGCTCTGATGAAGCCGGGCTGGTCGTATGAGTGGAAGCGCAAGACCACCATGGGCATGCCCGACCTGCCCTACGAGATGTCGCTGAAGATGAACCACTGGGCGCCGGTCCAGGCCGAGCAGATGCCGGGTCTCATGCCGGACGGATACAGTGGAGCGATCGAACGCGACGGGATGGTCTTGATGACGCGCCCGGCTTATCTGACCGACGAAGCGCGCCAGGAGGACCGCCTCTTGGCAATCGAGCAAATCCGAGCTAAACAGGAAGCGCTCGGACAAGCGGGCGATGGCGAGTTCGCTCGCAATCCGCCCCAGCTGGCGCGCAAGTTCGCACCGGCTCCCGATATCCCGGACGAATGATCCGGCAACGGAGGCCCCACGCCGGGGCCTCGCCCTTCTAGCAGACATCAGCTGCGGCGCTCGCACTGACCTGCCTCAACGAGGTATGTCATGCCGAATACGCTCGCGCCTTTCGGGTTCCGTCCTGTCGGCAATCTCGACGGGTTCGCCCCGACCTACGGCCACACCCGCAAGCTCGTGTCGCCCTCCGACACGACCCCGATCTACACCGGGGACCCGGTCACCCAGCTCACCACGGGCTACGTGACCCTCTCCACCGCCGGCTCCAACCAGATCCACGGCATCTTCGTCGGCTGCGAGTACCTCTCGACGTCGATGCAGCGCAAGGTCTGGAAGGCCTACTGGCCCGGATCCGACGCGACCGGCGACGTGCTCGCCCAAGTCATCTCCGACCCCAAGGTGCTCTTCCGCGTCCAGGCGAACGGCTCCACGCCGATCGGCCTCGCCGACATCGGCACCAACGCCAACTTCGCGGTCGGCACGCCCGCCCAGGGCAACACCGCCTCGGGCATCTCCTACGCCACGCTCAACCAGGGTTCGCTCAGCACTAACGCCACGCTCCAGTTCCGCATCGTCGCGCTGGTTCAGGACCCGCCTGGGGACAACGGCACCGACATCACGGCGGCCAACAACCACGTCCTCGTCAAGCTCAACAACAGCGACTTCAACGTCGCGGCCGGCATCTGATCGCTGGTAGCCTGAGAGGAACCTGAACCATGGCTGTCAATCTTTCCCAGATCCGCGACCTTCTGCTGCCCGGCCTCCGTGGCATCGAAGGCAAGTACAACATGATCCCGAAGCAGTGGGACAAGGTGTTCGAGATCCAGAACTCGAACATGGCCCTGGAGCGCACTGTCGAAGCGCGCTTCCTCGGCCTCGCCCAGCTGAAGACGGAAGGTTCGGCGACCCAGTTCGACAACGCCGCCGGCCAGCGCTACGTCTACAACCAGGAGCACATCGAAATCGCCCTGGGCTATTCGATCACCCGCAAGGCGATCGACGACAACCTCTACAAGTCGCAGTTCCAGCCGTCCAACCTGGGTCTCATGGAGAGCTTCGCTCAGACCAAGGAGATCTACGGCGCGGCCGTGCTGAACAACGCCTCGGTCTACCAGACCGCCGTCCAGGGCGACGGTGTCGCGCTCTGCGCCACCAACCACCCGGTGGACGGCTACACGATCGGCAACCGCCCGAGCGTGGATGTCGACCTGAACGAGGCGTCCCTGCTCCAGTCGATGATCAACATCCGCACGAACTTCCGGGATCAGGCGGGCCTGAAGATCTTCGCACGGGCGCGCAAGCTCATCGTGCCGCCGGCCCTGGAGCCGATCGCGATCCGCCTGACCAAGACGGAACTGCGGCCCGGTACCACCGACAATGATGTCAACGCGGTCCATACAACCGCCGGTGGTCTCACCGATGGCTATATGGTGATGGACTTCCTGACGTCGAACTTCGCGTGGTTCCTCCTGACCAACATCAAGGGGCTCATCCACATGAAGCGCGTCGGGTTCGAAACCGACATGCAGGTGGATTTCACGACCGACAACCTGCTCGTGAAGGGCTACGAACGCTACAGCTTCGGCTACTACAACTGGCGTTCGATCTACGGATCCTTCCCGACGTCTTGATGTCGGCCTGACGAATACTCGACGGACAGCATCCCGATGTTGTCCGTCGAGCGTCGCCCCGGAATTTCATCACCGACAACGGCCACCCATAGTAGGAGCCCACCATGACCGCATCGAAGCGCATCGGACCTCTCGTCGCCGCCGGCCCGCTCCTGGGCATTCCGGGCGGCCAGCCCGAATACACCTTCGACGCCGGTCCCTCGGTGCTCTTCCAGGGCGTCGCGATGCCGGATCCGCGTGCTCCCTACCAGAAGGACTACGCGATGGTCGGCGGCATGCCGGCCCACTATCTGAGCCCGCGCGCCCTCGCGCTCGACTGCGTGCCGATCGCCATGTCGACCACCAACATCGCGGCGGCTCAGAACGTCCCGGCCGGCCTCGCGCTCACGCTCGCCTCGGCCGGCGTCGCCGGCATCTCGACCGGCGTCTCGATCCGCAACGCCTCGACCGGCGCGATCCAGACCGGCCTCCTGGCGATCGAATTCGGCTTCGGCGCCGTCTCGACCACGTCCGGCTCGACCACCATCACGCCGGCCTCCGGCACGATCGGCAGCTACTATCCCGGCCAGTGGCTGGCGATCCCGAACGGGCTCACCGCCACCACCACCCTGTTCACCCGCGTCGTCTCCGTGGGCGCCACCACGATCGTCGTCTCGACCGCGCCGGGCGTCACCTCCTCGGTGATCCGGGCCGGCGCCTGCGACCCGCTGATGTGGGGCGCGCTCTACGCGCAGGACGCCATCCCGCTCGTCGCGCAGCCCTACCTGATGGCCGGCTATGCCGCGCTGCTCGATCCGATCCAGTCGCTCGCGCGCAACGTCCGCGTCACCGGCTCGGCCTCCTCGGCCGGCCAGAACTTCACGGTGCGCGGCTTCGACGTCTACGGCTACCCGATGTCCGAGGTGATCGCCGGGCCGGCGGGCGCCACCACGACCTCCGGCAAGAAGGCGTTCAAGTACATCCTGAGCGTCACCGGCACGTCGGCCGAGGCGCAGAACTACAGCGTCGGAACGGGCGACATCTTCGGCTTCCCGCTCCGCGTCGACCGCTTCGAGCAGGTGCAGCTCTATTGGGTCGGCGCGCTGATCACCGCCAGCACCGGCTGGCTCACGGCGGACGGCACTTCGCCCGCGACCGGCACGACCGGCGACGTGCGCGGCACCTACGCGGTGCAGGGTTCGCCCTCGGACGGCTCCCGCCGGCTGGTCGCCTACATCACCCCGAGCACGCTCCAGATGGTCAACACCTTCCCCTCGACCGGGCTGGGCACGGGCTACGGGGCGGTCCCGCTCTACGGCGTCGCGCAGTTCACGAACTGAGGGCCGCCATGAAGCTGCCCAAGCCGCCGCCCGGCTACCAGCCGCCCAAGACGCGCCTGGGGATCAGCACCCCAGGCCGGAAGCTCGGAGGCCGCGTCGGATCCGACGCGGCCCCAATTTCGTCGGCCGGCAGCAAGGGCTCCGGCCGGGTCGCCAAATAGGGGGAGCCGCATGCGCACTATCACGGCCCAGGTCGGCCCCCTCGCGGCAGCCTCGGCGAACAACATCGCTCAGTCGCAGACGCCCGGCGCGTCCGGCGTCTTCACGCTCAACGGCGCGCTCGTCGTGGCCGGCGTCGCCGTGCTCGACAAGCCGCGCCGGGTGCTCTTCACCACGGTCTCCGACGAGAGCGGCAAGACGATCACGGTCGTCGGCACCGACTGGAACGGCAACCGGATCGTCGAGACGCTGACCGGCCCGAACGCCACGACGGGCTACACCACCTACGACTTCAAGACGGTCGTCTCGATCACGGCGTCGGCCGCCTTCACGGGCGCCGTCACCGTGGGCACCAACGGCATCGCCTCGTCGCGCCCGGTTAGGATCGACCTCGACGCGCTGCCGCAGATCGCGCTCGCGGTCGATGTCACCGGCACCGTCAACTACACGGTCCAGCAGACCCTCGACGACCCGAACGATCCGAGCAACCCGGTCGCCTACCTGTCGATCGTCTGGCTCGACCACGCCGACACCGCGCTCGTGGCGGCCACCGCCTCGAAGCAAGGCAACTACGGCTACGCGCCCAGCTGGGTCCGGCTGCTCCTGAACTCGGGCAGCGGCACCGCCGTGTTGAAAGTCAACCAGTCGGGCGGAGCGCCCTAAGCGAGGACGGCATGAGCAAGTCGAACGCCTGGGAGAACGCGCTTCTCCTCCTGCTCTTCAACAACACGAACGCCGCCAACATCGGCGACGCGACCGGGCTGCGCGGCTCCACCACGGCCGGCAGCCTCTACCTGTCGCTGCACACGGCGGACCCCGGCGAGGCCGGCAACCAGACCACCAACGAGGCGGCCTACACCTCCTACGCCCGCAAGGCGGTCGCGCGCTCCGGCGCCGGCTGGACGGTGGCGAGCAACTCGGCGGTCCTGGCGGCCAACGCCGACTTCGTGACGGCGACGGGCGGCTCCGAGACGGAGACTTACTTCGGCATCGGCACCGATCCCTCCGGCGCCGGCACGCTGCTCTACTCGGGCACGATCTCGCCGAACATCGTCGTCTCGAACGGCGTCACGCCGACCCTGACCACGGGCACGACCGTCACGGAGGACTGACGAACGCGTTGCTGCACAGAAAGGTGACCCGATGGGCCTGATGTATATGCCGACCCGAGGGATCGGGACGGTCTCCAACCTCGCCTCCTCGGTCGGCACCTATTCCAGCCGGGGCACGAACGTCGCCGCGCCCGTCTCGACCAACACGAAGGGCTCGTGGGTCGAGCTTATCTCGGCGGCCAACGTCACCGGCCCGGTGATCGGCTTCACGGTGCAGATCGCCAACAACCTCGGCGCGGGCGCGGCGCGCCGCTGCCTGCATGACATCGGCATCGGCGGCGCCGGGTCGGAAGTCGTGATCGTGTCCAACCTGGGCACGACTGGTCCGAACAACCCGGCGACGCAGCCGGCCGCACGCGAGCTGTTCTTCCCGATCCGCATCCCGCAGGGAACGCGCATCGCCTGCCGCTCGCAGAGCAACAACGCCAGCCAGACCTCGAACGTCGTCATCACGCTCTTCTACGGCAACTGGTTGGACTACCAGACTTATTCCGGCGCGGAGGTGATCGGGGCGGACACCTCGACCACGTCCATGCTGGCGCACACCGCCGGCAACTCGTCCGCCTACTCGTCTTGGACGAACATCGGCAGCTCGACGACGCGCCCGTACTACGGCGGCGCGCTCTATGTGATGAACGACACGTTGACCACGCTGACCGCCCTGAACTACGTGGCCCAGTTTGGATACAACAGTAACCCCGAGGGCGAGACGTGGTTCGCGGCGACGACCAACGAGAGCCAGGGAAGTTTCTTGAACTCCACTTTCACCCCAGGGAAGATCCCTACCGGAACACAACTGCAGATCCGAGCGAAATGCTCGGCGACTGGTGAAAGTCTACAATACGGCGTTATCTGTCTATACTAGGAGGTCGGCATGACAGTCTCGGTAGCATTCTCCGGCTCGGAGACCGTCAGCACGACCGAATGGTCGCTGACGACCGACACTTCCGGGCCGGACGTCGACACCACGGCGGGCACGTATGTGTGCTTCCTCGATCTCTCCGCCATGGCGGACGGGGACAGTTTCGAGTTCCGGGTCTACGAGAAGGTGCTCTCCGGCTCGACCCAGCGCGTGGTCATGCGGCAGCTCTTCGTGAACTCCCAGGGTACCAACGACGCCAACTGGATGTCACCGCCGTTCCCGCTTCTTCAGGGCTGGGACATGACCCTGCTGAAGGTCGGCGGCACGGATCGGAATATCGACTGGTCGATCAGGACGCCGTGAGATGTCGATCTACCACTACTACGGCTTGCTTCTGCAGCAACCGGCCGGCAGCAGCGGCAGCGGCGCCGGCACGGCGGCCGG